CCTTCGTGTTTTTACCTGCATTTCAGAACAAAATCCACTAGGGTTGATTTATGCCTAATCCAGCAGTGCCAATCGAGCAAAAACGCCTAACAGGCAACCCAGGGCAACGCAAACTGCCCGATCCTGACCAAATAGCCGCTGTTTCTGGCGGATACCGTGAACCACACCGAGAATTAGGCCCAGCGGGCAAAATGTTGTGGGACAGAGCCTTCGCTGTCGGCACACCTTGGGTGGCAAACACCGACACCGAGCTTCTTCTTCTAACTTGCAAGCAACTTGATCGAAGCCTTGAGCTTGAACGCCTATGGGCAGAAGATCAGAGCGACTTTCACATTCACCGCCAACTGCTAGAACTGGAGAAGGCAATCGTCATCAATCTTGGATTGCTCGGCATGACTGTCGATGCAAGAGCCAAACTCGGGCTGGCTGAAATCAAAGCTCAGTCGGCTTACGAGAAGCTGATGTCTGAAAGAGCCCAATGACCCAACCTGCATGGCTGACCCCCGTGCCCCAAGATGCTATTGACAGGGGAGACGGCGATTTCTTGATTCGCTTTGCCGATGCCTTTGCCACGATTACCAAGGACTCGGTAGCAGGTCGCTCAGGCACGAAGCTTGTCTTGCGGGAATGGCAGAAAACGCTACTCAAGCAGATCTTCGCTCGTGATGAAGATGGCGGTCTCAGGCATCGCATCTCACTCATAGGCATGCCGAGGAAATCAGGAAAGTCGGCGCTCGGCTCCGTGATTGCCGCATTCGGTCTAATGGACATCAAGACTCAGGGCGCTGAGGTTTACTCGGTTGCTGCTGACCGCAATCAGGCCCGCATCGTGTTCGAGGACACTAAGCGCATGATCCAGAACTCCGAGCTTGCCGAGCATGTCAAGGTTTACCGAGATGCCATCTTGGTTCCAGCCACGAACAATGTCTACCGAGTGCTATCAGCGGATGCTCCAAGGCACGAAGGTCTCAGTCCGACCATGGTTCTATTCGATGAGCTCCACGCTCAGCCCAATCGACAGCTCTTCGATGTAATGTCGCTGGCTCAGGGTGCTCGTGGTAAGGCTTCGACTCTCATCGCCATAACTACCGCTGGTGTCAAAATCGAGAGTGCTTCGGGTAAAGACACGATTGCCTACGAGCTCTATCAGCGAGGTCAGAAGATTGCTCGAGGTGAGATAGATGATCCGACCTTCTTCATGGCATGGTGGGAAGCTCCGGCTGAAGCAGATCATCGGTTGGAAGAGACTTGGAAGATAGCCAACCCTGGTTATGACGACATTTGTGCAGCATCCGACTTCAAGAGCGCTGTTTTGAGAACACAAGAGGCAGAATTTCGCACTAAACGCTGTAATCAGTGGGTTTCAAGCCAATCTGCATGGCTTCCAGCGGGCGCATGGGACAAATTAGCCGAAGATTTCGAGATTTCACCAGATGAAGAGTATGTTTTGGGCTTTGACGGCTCTTATGCCTCCGATTCCACCGCTTTGGTCGTCTGCACGATGCCAAAAGACGATGAAAAGCCAAAAGTGAAGCTAATCAAGACTTGGGAAAAGAATTTCGGTGTCGATGACGAATCTTGGCGAGTTCCAATGGATGAAGTCAAGCAAACAATCATCGATTATGTCCAAAATTACCCAAAAGTTCGTGAAATCGCCTGTGACCCCTACCGTTGGGCATCGATGATGCAAGAATTAGACGAAATGGGGCTTCCGATTGTCGAATACAAGACAAATTTACTAAATTTGATGATTCCAGCCACCCAAAAGGTGTTTGATGCCGTCATGGAACAGACATTCATTCATGATGGCAACCCTGCCCTAGCTCGCCACATCGAAAATTGCATAATCAAAATCGATCACCGTGGTCAGAGAGTGACAAAAGAGAGTAGTAACTCAAGAAAGAAAATCGACAACGCTATCGCCTTCATCATCGCCTATGACCGAGCAACCGTGGGTAGAATAGAAGAGATAGTGCCACAAGTGTTTGTATAGGCGGTTATTTTGGCAACAGTTTTACAAATAGCGGGAGCTGCACTGGTTACGACAGGCGTGTGCCTAGTTTATCTGCCAGCAGGTCTAATTGTAGGTGGCATTGCAACCCTACTATTCGGTTTAGCGATGGAGCGAGCTAATGCTCAATAATTTATTCGAAAAGAGAGCCATTACCTTCCAGAGCATCTGGGGTTCTGGTGATTTCTTAGAAGCGACTACTCAGTCCAATGTCAGGATTGACTCCAACACATCGCTTCAGATCAATGCTGTCTTTTCAGCCGTATCACTTATCAGCGACACAATCGCCACTCTTCCAGTCGATGCATATATTCGCCGTGACGGCGCTCGCTTTGCATTCCGCCCACGCCCACAGTGGATCACTAAGCCAGATGTCGATACAACCAAAGAAGCTTTCTATGGTGCAGTAATCGTTTCGCTATTGCTAGATGGCAACGCATTTATTCGGTTGTATTCAAACCAGTCAGGTGAGATTGTAAACATGACAGTCTTGAATCCGATGGATGTTGAAATCAAGCGCAACGGCATCGGTCAGGTTATGTATCGCATTCAGGGCGAAGATAGATTGCTTTCACCCGATGAGGTTGTCTTTATTCCAGACCTAGTGCGCCCTGGACACATTCGTGGTGTATCACGAGTAGAAGCGCTCAAAGATAACTTCGGTCTTGCTAAGGCGCTAGAGAACTACGCTGCTCGATTCTTCGGTTCTGGCACTCAGACTTCTGGTGTTCTGGAAGTTCCAGGCAACTTGACTGCCGAGCAAGCAAAGAACTTGCAAGAAGCATTTGACTCACGCCACAAGGGTTGGGCAAAGGCTCACAAGACTGCCGTGCTATCTGGTGGTGCACAATACAAGCCAACCAACACGCCAAACGATCAAGCTCAGTTCTTGGACAGCCGAAGAATGGCAGTTGAAGATGTTGCTCGTGCATTCAACATTCCACCACACCTACTCGGACTTCCAGGCACTAACTCTTACGCATCTGTCGAACAAAACAACCTTGCTTGGGTTACTCACTGCCTACGCCCAATCGTGCAGAAGATTGAAGGCGCACTATCACCACTAATGGCTCGCTACCCAGGCGGAGAAAACGCATTCATCAAGTTCAACCTTGATGGCTTGCTACGAGCAGACATCAACTCCAGAATGGCTGCCTACTCCACCGGATTACAGTCAGGCTTCTTGACTATCAACGATGTCAGAAGGATTGAGGACTTCACTCCAATCATGGATCCATCGGCAGACACCGTTCGTGTGCCACTAGCCAATGTGAACATCGATGCAGCCGACCTATCAGCTCAAACCGAGCGTGTAGACATGGCTCAGCAACTTATTCAGGTTGGTTTCGACCCAATCGACACACTTGCCAAATTCGGCCTACCCGCTATCAGTCACACTGGCATGCCAAGCGTTCAATTACAAACGCCTACCATCCCAGAAGATCCGAATGCTGCCAAGGAAGTCTATGGAGTAGCCAATGACGATAACTAATGGACAAGTAGCAATCGGAACCGTAGCAACTCCAATCGATGGCGTTTGGAACAATCCATCGCTCATCACGATTCACAACAACGATAATACCGATGCTGTTTTTCTCGGTGGAACTGCCGTTACTACTGCAACTGGACTTGCTCTTCTGAAACAGGAAAGTTATCAATTTCAATTACAACCACTCGAACAGATTTATTGCGTAAGTGGTAAAGAGGGTCACACTATTAGTTGGATGAGGCAGACAATCTAATGCCATACTACATAACAGACAAATCAAGCGAATGCTCAAGCTGGGCAGTCGTAAAAGAAGATGGCGAAGTCATGGCTTGCCACAACACAAAACAAGAAGCACTTGATCAGATGGTTGCTATCTCTTTATCTGAAGGCATCGAGCCAGGTGGTGAGCGTGACATTCGTGCGCTACCAGGTGAGCTTGAAGTCGGTGACTATGTGTCATGGAACTCTTCGGGCGGAAGAGCCCGTGGTGAGATACAAGAAATCGTCATAGACGGAAGCATTACGCCACCCGATAGTTCGGTTACCGTCAATGGAACAGAAAAAGACCCAGTTGCACTAATTCAGGTCTACCAGCGTGTTCGTGACGGCTGGGAAGATACCGATGTTTATGTAGCCCACAAGTTTTCAACACTGACCAAAATCGCTCCTCTGCCAGAACCGACAGACGAGCCAGAAGATGAAGAAGATGACGACATGGATGAAAATTCGGTCACATCTGAGGCTGAATACCGTGAAGTAAACCTAGAACCTCCTGCCTACATGCGGGCTGCTGCTCGTAGAGGTCTCAAATACTATGAGGAAGGCTACGGCGGAGATGGACTGGTTGAAAGAACTATTCGAGAAGCACGAGCCATGGCTGCTGGCAATGTTACTGCTGAGAAATGGGTTAGGATTCGGGCTTGGATTGCTCGCCACTTGGTTGATCTGGACAGTCCCTCCGCAAATCCTAATTCAGACGATTATCCAAGTCCTGGTGTAGTCGCACACTTGCTATGGGGATCAGGCCCATCGAAGCGAGCTGCTCAGCGAGCACTTACTTATGCTGAGGGTGTAGTTGCTAGAATTGAAAAAGAAAATGAAGGCAGAGCGAAAGGCGAAGCATTGTCGAAGTTAGAAACCCGCACGACACCTACTCAGATTGAGGTTCGTGAAGAGGGCGAAGGTATGCGATTCAGCGGTTACGCTGCCGTGTTCAATTCAGCGAGCGAGCCACTGCCATTCATCGAGCGCATTGCTCCAGGCGCATTCCGCAAGTCACTAGACTCACGCAACGACATCAAGTTCCTATGGAACCACGATGCTGGTGAAGTGCTCGGTTCAACCCGTGCTGGAACACTAAAGCTTTACGAAGATAACCGTGGACTCCGTGTCGAAGGCTTGCTACCAAACACTTCCCGTGGTCGTGATGTTGCCGAGCTACTAAAGCGTGGCGATGTCGATGCTATGAGCTTCGGTTTTTCGGTTCCATCCGGTGGAGACGAGTGGTCAGAAGATGGATCAGAACGCACTCTAAAGTCAGTCCGTCTTTTCGAGGTCAGCGTAGTGAGCTGGCCCGCCTACACTGCTACCGCTGGAACTGTAGCTGTCCGTGGACTTGACAAGCTCGCCAAGCGAGCATCTCTAGATGCCGATGCTTTGGCTGATGCTGTTTACAAGCTGGAAGAGGGCGAAAGCCTTAGCGAAGATGAGGGTCGCCTAATCCAGCAAGCCGTAGAATCCCTAATGCCAAAAGCTGAGGGGTCAGAACCTGCCGACAATTCGGTTGGTCAAGCAATGCTGGCTCTCAAGAAAAAGAAGCTAGAACTACTACTGAATGGAATCTAAGATGCCAAACAAAGACGAAATCAAAAAAGCACTGCTCGATGCTGCTGGTAACCCAGAATCTGGCGTGATTGTAGAGGTCGTAGACGATCTAGCTAAGGCAGTTGTAAAGCTACTTCAGCCAGAAGCTACCTTCGATAAGCGGGAAACCACCACAGTCGCTCCAACGGAAAAGCGCTAAGCTCAACCCCCTGTTATCTTGGTTGCAGGGGGTTTTGCTATGTCCGAGAGAGTCGTTATCTACTATCAGTGTGACAACGATCACACGCTCATTTTCGGCTATCTCCTAACCAAGCGTGGGAAGTTTGATTCTGGCTCACCTACGGTCTGTGGCTGTGGAAAGCTTTATACCCGTGCAATTTTTGAGGATTCGGTCAGCTACTTCCAGATGCGCCAAAAGAAGCCCTTGAAAAAATCTGGCTAGTCCACCTTGATGTAAACTGTCTACATCGGATGTGAGTTAGCTCTGCCGTGTTCAGTTGAGCGTAAACGCCACTGGTAAACAGTAAACATACAAAGGAGACTAAATGTCTGAGTTCGTAAAGTCTCAGCAGGAGCTCAAGGCTAATCTCACTGAGCAGATTCGTGATGTTATCGAATCCGCTGAGGCAGAGAAGCGTGGCCTAGATG